ATTCCGCACTTCTTTGGGCAGACGTCCCAGGATCCGGAGTGCATGGATCCGGCGTCGACGACGGACATCATGTTCCTCGCGAAGGCGGCAGCGTACACGCGCAGCGCCATCCAGTTCAGCTCGACGAGCGCGTACGCCATAGCCAGCTTCTTGGCTCGCATCCTTACCACGAACTGGAGCGGTAGCAACACCACGATTACGCTGATGTTCAAGACGGAGCCGGGCATCGTGCCCGAGAATCTGTCGACGACGCAGGCCAATGCGATCGACGGAAAGAACGGCAACGTCTACGCCGCGTACAACGACGGTTCGGCGAACATCCAGACCGGCATCACGCCGTCGGGTCAGTACGTTGACACCGTCATAGGGTGCGACTGGCTGCGGCTGGCCATCCAGAGCGCGTGCTACGCGCTGCTGAAGCAGCTTCCGAAGATCCCGCAGACGGATGCCGGCATGCATCAGCTCGGCACCGCGATCGAGGGCGTGTGCGCGCAGGCCGTGAACAATGGTCTGGCCGCGCCGGGCGTGTGGACCGGTCCCGGGTTCGGGCAGCTCCAGACCGGGCAGACGCTGCCGAAGGGATATTACGTCTTCGTGCCGCCGATCTCGTCTCAGTCGCAGGCCGATCGGCAGTCGCGCAAGTCCGTTCCCATTCAGGTGGCCGTTAAGCTGGCGGGAGCCGTGCAGTCGGTCGATGTCCTGATCGACGTGAACCCGTGAGGAGATAGAAGATGGCTACGTACAGCTTCGAGAACGTGAACGCGACCATCACCGGTCCCGGAGGGAGCTTCCCTCTTGGTTCGGGCTCTGGCTCGGCGGAGGAGGGCATCGACGTCGACATGATCGAGGAGAAGGACGGCATGGTCACGGGTGCCGACGGCACGATCATGCATAGTCTGCGAGCGAGCGACTCGGGCACGATCATCGTGCGGCTGCTCAAGACGTCGCCAACGAACGCGCTGCTCAACGCGCTCTACAACTTCCAGAAGACCGGAGGCGGTGTCAACTGGGGGCAGAACATTCTCGTGGTGTCCGACACGTTCCGTGGCGACGTGGTCACCGGCAATCAGCTCGCGTTCTCGAAGCAGGCGCCGGTGAAGTACGCCAAGGACGGCAACGTCATGGAGTGGAAGTTCCAGGGCGTCGTCGAGGAGCTGCTGGGGACGGGAGCGGTGAGTGCCGTCTGATAGCAACGAGGTCCCGGTGTTCGGTCATCAGTACAAGATCGGACGCATGAACGCCATTCAGCAGTTCCACGTGATGCGTCGCCTCGGTGGCGTGGCGGGGTCTCTCGGCGAGGCGTTCAGTCAGGTGCAGCGGCTCGGCGGAGCCGCGAGCGTCGAGAAGATGGTGTCGAGCCGGGACGCGGCCAAGTCCGGGGACGTTCTTCGTGTCATCGAACCGGTGCTTCTCGCGCTCGGCGCCATGCGTGACGAGGATGTCAACTACGTGCTGCACAACTGCCTCAGCGTCGTCGAGCGACAGCAGAGCGGCGGAGGTGGATGGGCGCGCGTGATGCCGCAACCGGGCGTCATCATGTTCATGGACATAGAGATGCCGCAGATGCTGGCCATCACGTGGCACGTGCTGAGGAGCAATCTCGCAAATTTTTTCTTCGACCTCCTCTCCGGATTGACCGCTCTGGAGACGACGGAGCCGGGGTCGAGTTCATCAGCGGGGAGTGCGACTGGCTCATGAGACCCGTGGATCGCGGCTACTGCACCATGCGCGACCTGAAGGACGGCTCCCTCGATCTCGAGGACGTGGCCGTCATGAACGAGACGATCGACGTGCGCGACGAGAACGAGCGCAGATTAAGAAGGGCGACGCAGCGTGGCGGGTGAGACGCTCAAGGAGTTTCTGGTAGCGCTTGGCTTCCAGCTCGACGAGAACAGCTTCTCGAAGTTCGAGACTGGTCTCGGGAGAGCGACCGCCGGCGCCCTGGAGCTCGGAGAGGTGGTCGTAGCCACGGCCGTCGCGGTGGAGACCGCGGTGGCGCGCATGGCGCGTCAGTTCGAGGATCTGTTCTACCAGTCGCAGCGTACCGGCTCGGCCGTGCGCGCCATTCAGGGCTTCGAGTATGCCGCGCGCACAGTGGGCGTCTCCTCTGCACAGGCCATGAGCGCCGTCGAGGGACTGGCCCGCGCCATGCGTAGCAATCCGGGCATCAGCGCGCTTCTGGGTCAGCTCGGCGTCAGGACGCAGGGGCGCGGCGCCGTTGAGATCCTTGGCGACGTCGTGGGACAGCTTCGCAAGATGCCGTTCTATCTGGCTCAACAGTACGGACAGACGCTTGGCATCGACGGTGACACGCTGAAGATGCTGATCGACAGGTACGAGGAGCTGCGACGCGCTCAGGTCGACTACGAGCGACGCCAGCGCGAGGCGGGCGTGAACGCGCAGAAGCTCGCCTCGGACTCGCGCGACTTCGGCAACGCGCTGCGAAGCCTCGAGACCACGCTCGGCCTGATCGCCGATCGCATCCTGCAGGACTTCATCGGGCCCGTCACGCACGCCGTGACGCTGATGGATCAGTGGGGGCGACAGTTCATCGAGCTGGACAAGGCGACCAACGGGTGGGCGACCACGCTGGCCACGGTGGGCACCACGGCGCTCGCGGCGTGGCTGGCCAAGCTGCTGCTGGCGCGCGTGCTGTTCGGGGCGACCGTGGCCGAGGCCAGCACGGCCGCAGCGGCGGGCGCTGGTGGAGCTGCGGCGGGCGCTGGCGGGGCCGCCGCAGCGGGCGGCGCCAGCGTGGCCGCCAGCGTGGCCAGCGGTGGCGTCTGGGGAGCCATGCTGGCGGCGCTAGGGCTGGTCAAGTACGACAAGAACAACGTGGCGCGCGACTGGATCCGCGAGAAGCTCGGCATTCGCGAGGACGCCGACAAGAACAAGAGCATGGGTAGTGTCGTCGACTTCTTCGTGTCGCAGGGATGGACGCGTCAGCAGGCGGTCGGCATCGCGACCAACCTCAACCGCGAGAGCGGCCTGAAGGCAGGCGCGATCGGGGACAGCGGACAGGCGCGTGGTGTCGCGCAGTGGCACGCCGACAGACAGGCCAACTTCAAGCGCATGTTCGGCAAGGACATACGCGACAGCACGCTCGAGGAGCAGCTTCAGTTCGTGCAGGCCGAGCTCACCAGCGGCACGGAGCGCGCCGCCGGCAACCTTCTCCGGAGAGCCGGCAGTGCGGAGCAGGCCGCAGCCATAGTGTCCAAGTACTACGAGCGACCGGCCAATGCCGAGGGAGAGGCTCTCAATCGTGGTAGCGAGGCGCGTCAATGGTACGACGCGAACGTTGGAACCGGTGGAGGAGGCGGAGGCGACAAGAACGTGACCATCCACGCCAACACCAAGATCGACGTCTCGTCGACCGACCCGAAGGAGGCCGGGCGCGAGATCCACGACAAGCAGACCGCCGTGAATGCGCAGATCGTGCGTTACGCCGGGGACAGCGTGCGCTGATGGGACTGATACCCGCCGGGCTCACCGTCCTGGAAGCCGTGGCCGGTGGGCTGCTGTCTCCCGTCCTGTTCCTGCCGCGAAGCGTCGGCGGCTTCGTTGCAGACGTCACGGTCGAGGAGGACCACGTAGACGAACTCGAGATCACGCACTTCCCAGTGGAGCAGGGCGCCGCGATCACGGATCACTCGTTCAAGCTACCGGCGCAGGTCCGCATCCTGTGCGGCTTCTCCAACAGCAGTCCGGCCGCGCTCGGTGACCAGAACTACGTGCGGTCCGTGTATGATCAGTTCCTGACCCTTCAGGCCTCGCGGCAACCCTTCGACATCTTCACCGGCAAGCGCGTGTACCAGAATATGCTCATTCGTCGCCTGCACACGAAGAGCGACAAGGACAACGAGAATATCCTGATGCTGGACGTCGAGTGCGTCGAGATCATTCTCGTGACGACCCAGACTGCCACGGTGCCCCCCGCCTCGTCCATGCAGAACCCGCAGAACAACGCGGCTACGAGTAATTCCGGCAACCAGAGCCTTCAGCCCGGGACGAACTTCGATTCGGCGCAGGCTCTCGCAGACGGGATCACTCCGCCGTGAGCGCAGCATTCGAGGTACCGACGCAGCCGCAGAATCAGCAGTTCAATGTCTTCTTGAACGGCATTCAGTACACGTTGCAGATCCGCTGGAACAAGTTCACCAGCGCGTGGAGTATGGACATCTACGACGTAAACCAGAATCCCGTGCTGCTCGGAACGCCGCTGGTCACCGGTGCGGACCTGCTCGCGCAGTTCGAGTATCTGGAGATCGGTGGTCAGATGATCGTGCAGTCGGACGGTACTACGGACACGGTGCCTACGTTCCAGGATCTTGGCAGCACGGGACATCTCTATTTCGTGGTGTCCGACGCGCAGGCGGCGAGCAACTGATGGCTGATCAGTACATCAGGAAGATCGGTCTGTTCGTCACGAGCAGCTCCGGCGACGTGCTGGATCTGTCGAACTTCGAGATCATCTTCGAGACGAGTCAGGCCGACGCGGAGACGCCCAACACGGCGCACATTCGCGTTCTCAATCTGGCGGCGAGCACGGCCAAGACCGTGCAGAAAGAGTTCCAGAGCGTGCGTCTGCAGGCCGGATACGAGACCGGCAACTACGGAACCATCTTCGAGGGACAGATAGCTCGGTTTCGGACCGGGCGCCTCGA